CCTCATTGGGCCAATTTGACTCCACACTGAACTTCCCCTCCCAGGGCATCAGCGCTCCATCCACGTAGTCACCAAGTATCTCGTGGGCTGCAGTAACGATCTCTCCAATGACCGGTGAGTTACGGTCCATTCGGTAATAACCCGAGCATCGTTCTGCAAACCGCTGCAAGACATTCTTCAAGTCAGCGGGTCCCACCCAGAGCTTAGCAAGCAACCTGGGCGGGTTGGCCATGGAATTCACATTTCCATTCCAAACCTCGTGGGAAAAATAGCGGTTGAGGAAATTAACCCCACGCCCACCACGAGCAATGACTTCAATCTCATAGTCTTGCCCCATGAACTCCGCGCTCTTCTTAAGGGCACGCGGGTCAACAGCCCCGGCAAGGCTATCATCTCCACCATAGATGCCTAGCTTGGACCACGCCACAGCTGGGGAGCACTTCACGCCGTCCACCGTTGTGTTGCGCCAAGCGCAATAATCGATGAACGCGGTCAGCACCGAGTTGAAATCCGATGTCTCAAGCGAACCGGAACCGCGGCCATAGCCAGACCAGTAACGGCGCCCCTCTTTAGTTTTACCAGGGATAGCAATCTGCTGATCCATTGCCTCATTCAACGCCGAGTGATATTCCTTAGCGAAGAAGCGCAACATGCAGACACGCTCGAGAATGCGCGCACGGCGTTTGACGTGCCCGTCAAATCGAGAACCGTCGGCAAGGCAGGTGTGTTCAGCGTCAGCGAGGATTTCGCAAACACGTTGTGCACACTCTGCGGGGGTCTTATTGAAGGCGTACCACGCCTGATTAGCCATCACCCCGTTGTGAAACGCATACATAAATGTCGAATGCGCAAGGTTCGCAGCCGGTGTGTTCTGCGAAATATTTCTTGGGTTCGTCGGCTTAATGTAAGTCTCAATCTTGACGAAGGCATCCCAAAAAGCTGACCACCAGCTGCCAGTAACTGCAGCCTGTGCCAGTTTGACCTGTTGGGAAGGTCGGCTCTGCTTCTCATCGACGTACTGATGGTCCACAGGCACCCCCTGATGCGGAACAGGAATAAGAAATTCCGCAAACTCAACCACATATCCAGCGGAAGAGGGAGGAAAAGGGCTCTCCACCTGTTCGAGGGTATCAACCTCGTGGAAAGCCTCGACGCGAGTTGCAATGCAATTGTCATCAGAGGCAATGCTTCTAGCAAACCCGTAGCAGGGCCCAATCAGCGGGGACCCAAAACCTGCCAGGGGCACTTTCGCGTCATAGTCGTGCTTGGCGAAATAAATCGGAACCATGCACTCAGTGGGCGGGTACACCACAGGAGGACTGTGGGGGATGACCGAACGAAGGTAGTTGGTCAAAATGGCGGCATGCCCAGGGGGCAGCTTCTCTGTTGGCAGACCGACAGCGGAACTCGGCGCAATGTTACTCGCCACCGTCGCTGGTGAGACAGTGATTTTCGCAGCAACCGCGACCGCTCTAATAGCGTCCATCTGTGCCATTGGTAACGTCACGGCCTCGTGGTCGCCCAAAAGAGCCACGGACCGGTAGATGCCATCAGGTTTCACCACGTCCAACACAACGTGATTATCGGCAATGGGCATCAATCTCTCCAGTCTACGCCCCTCAATGAACCAGGGCGTCGGCAAAACCGAAGGCATCTTGAATTTGGAGATGAGACTCAACAAAACAAGGCAATGGTGCTCGTCAATGTACTTGCGGTCAATGTGATACGCACACACTGTCTTCATCACAAGTCCGACATCCTCCACCAGAAAGGTGTCCCCAG